CCCTGGGAGGTGCGGGGTACTGTCACCAGCCGCATCATCAATGAGGTCAAGCACGTCAACCGCGTGTTCTACGACTGCACCGGTAAGCCGCCGGCCACGATCGAGCTCGAGTAATCTGAAAACCTTTAAAAATATTGATGAAACGCAATATTTTGAGAGCCAAAAGGCTCTGTGATACTGCTTTGATACTATCAGGCGATTATTCATAAAGAGAAATATGACAATGCCCTCTGAAAAACGGGTTGTTTTTCAGAGGGCATTTTTGTGTCTTTTATTCTTTACGCCACTTTTTCTTCGGCTCGTACCGGCCGCAGCCGTCGGCAGTCTGAGGCCAGTTGAGCTTCCATTCCAGATACTCTTCCTTGGTGATCTCGCCCTCCCGGAGCTGCTTCTTACGGAGCTGCCACTCCTTTAAGAACTCATCCAGCAGGCGATAGCGGAAGCTGACTGCCATGTGCTTTTCCGGGAAATCTGGGTCGGTGGTGTCTGTGACCTCGTAGAGCCGAGTGCCGGGATAGTGCTCATCCAGTTCGAACAGAGTGTACATCACATCCTCTGCGGCGTACAAGGTCGGCTCATAGAGGGAACGGTAGTTCACGTCCAGCACCTCCGCAATCTTGCGGAGCAACTCTTCTTTAGGAGTGCGGGTGTTGCTTTCGTATTGTGCGATGCGGATGTCTGCGCTTTTCTCCTCAAACCCGATGGCAATGCCCAGTTCTTTCTGGGTCATACCTCGGAGGTTGCGGGCACGTTTGATGCGGTCACCGACTGCCATGCGATTGCCTCCTGACTTAAACATATTTGTTGAACCCAGTATAGCACAGAAAAACAGGAGGTGCAATAGAAAATAAACAAAAAAGTTTAAGATTTTACCCGAAAACCTCTTGACTTAACGGAATGTGTTTAGTATAATGAGGGCACAAAAAGATAAGCAAAAATGCTTAGTAAAATTGAATGACCGCCAAACTGACCCAAACCGCCAAGACCTTCCGAAAGGAAGCGAGCGCTCCGTAAGGGGACGGCACAGCACCGCAAAGGGGATATGCCTGCCGGAAGTCAGCGAGGATGAAGCGGCACCGAAACGAAACCGACAAGGAAAGGACAAAAAATGGCAAACAGCATTTTTATCAAGGCAGACGAGCTGGCAAAGGAACTGGACATCTCCCAGGGGCTGGCGTACAAGATGATCGCCCAGTGGAACGAGGAACTGAGAGCCAAGGGCTACACGACCGTGGGAGGCCGGGTAAGCAGGAGGTACTATCAGGAGAAAATCTACGGGGCAGGGGAGGAGTGATAGGATGCCAGCCTACAAGGACAACAGGCAGGGCACATGGTACGCTTCCTTCTACTTCGAGAACTGGCAAGGTGTGAAGCAGAAGAAGCTGAAACGGGGATTTGCCACCAAGAAGGATGCTCTGGCGTGGGAGCGGGAGTTCCTTCTTCAACAGGCGGCAGACCTGACCATGACATTTGAAGCCTTTGTGGAAATTTATATCACGGACAAAAAGAAGCGACTCCGGGAAAACACATGGTTTACCAAGGAGCATATCATCCGAACGAAAATCTTACCGTATTTCAAGGAAAAGCGGCTCAGCGAGATCAAGCCGCGGGATGTGATCGCATGGCAGAACGAGATGCTGAACTACCGGGACAAAAACGGCAAGGCCTACTCGCCGACCTACCTCAAGACGCTGCATGGACAACTCAGTGCCATTCTGAATCACGCCGTCCGGTTCTACGGGCTGAAATCAAACGCAGCAGCCACAGCCGGGTGCATGGGGTCGGAAAAGCACAAGGAAATGCTTTTCTGGACAAAAGAAGAGTACCTCAAATTCGCAGAAGTCATGATGGACAAGCCGCAATCCTATTACGCTTTTGAGGTCCTCTATTGGTGTGGCATCCGGGAGGGCGAATTGCTGGCTCTGACCCCGGCAGACTTCGACTTGGACAAGGGGCTGCTCTCCATCACCAAATCCTATCAAAGGCTGAAAGGTCGGGATGTGATCACCGACCCGAAAACACCCAAGAGCGTCCGGGTCATCCAGATGCCGCAGTTTCTGACGGACGAGATCAGAGACTATCTGAAATCCCTCTACAAAGTCCAGCCAGACCAGCGGATCTTTGAGGTGACCAAGAGCTACCTGCACCACGAGATGGACAGGGGAGCCAAGGAGGCCGGGGTGAAGCGGATACGAATCCACGACCTACGGCACTCCCATGTGTCGCTGCTGATTGAAATGGGCTTCTCGGCTTTGGCAATCGCTGACCGGGTAGGGCATGAGAGTGTGGACATCACCTATAAGTACGCCCACCTCTTCCCCTCAAAGCAGCAGGAGATGGCGCAGAAGCTGGACATGGAACGAAAGGAAGGATGAAGATGGAACGAGTGCTCGACCAGCAAGGCCGCTGGCGGAACAAGGTGGTAGCCTTCCGAATGTCCCCGGAAGAGGACGAGGTTCTGGAAGCCAAAGTAAAGCTCTCCGGGCTGACCAAACAGGAGTATATCATCCGCCGCTTGACCGACCGGGAAATCACCGTGGTAGGCAACCCAAGGGTCTACAAAGCCCTGCGAGACCAGATGAAGCTGATCTATCAGGAATTGCAGCGGCTGGCTGTGGATGAAGAGGCCTCGCCGGACTTGCTGGAGACCCTGCAAATGGTAGCCCTGACGTTGAACGGACTTAAGGAGGAATGCGAATGACGGACAATAGAAAAACGACCGTACCGGGTGCATCTGTTGGCGCAGATGCGGTACAGTCGTCCTCAAAAATCAACACCAATATTATAACAAATTCGGGCAAGCAAATCAATCTGCAAGCCGCGAAAAAGTCAAACAATTTCGGGCTGAACACGATATCAATGACCGAGCTGTACGACACGGTGTATCCACCTCGGAAACCCATCGTGAACGACTTGCTGTACAGTGGCACCTACCTCTTCGTAGGTGCGCCCAAGGTGGGCAAGTCCTTCTTCATGGGGCAGCTTGCCTACCATGTGGCGATGGGGCTTCCGTTGTGGGAGTACGAGGTGCATCAAGGCACTGTCCTCTATCTGGCGTTGGAGGATGATTACGCCCGACTGCAGCGGCGGCTCTCCCGGATGTTCGGGGTGGAGGAGACCAGCAATCTCTACTTCGCAACGCATGCCAAGTCCATGAGCGAGGGACTTGACCAGCAGTTGGAAGGCTTCATCCGGGAGCACCCGGATGTACGGCTCATCATCATCGATACCCTGCAGAAGGTGCGGGAGATCGGCGGGGATCGATACAGCTACGCCAGCGACTACGAGATCGTGACCAAACTGAAAACTTTCAGCGACAGGTACGGCATCTGCCTGCTGGTGGTTCATCACACCCGGAAGATGGAAGCCGAGGACAGCTTTGATATGATCTCCGGCACCAACGGTCTGTTGGGTGCAGCGGATGGCGCGTTCATCATGCAGAAGAAGCGGCGCACGGACAACACCGCACTACTGGACATCGTGGGACGTGACCAGCCGGATCAGGAGCTGACATTGGAGTTTGACCGGGAACGCTGCGTGTGGGCGTTCCAAGGAGCCGAA